CCCAGATTGGAGATCATATGCAAGTAAGCCCATACTTCGTAGAGGAGATGATGGGTTATCCAATCGGGTGGACCGCACTAGAGCCCTAGGAAATAGTATTGTACCTGCGGTAGCTGCGATACCATTAAAAAGAGTACATGACCTTTACTACAATGAATAAATTAAAAACTTTAAAATTAAATAGAATATCAAACTTAGAAAAAAAACTAATAGATCAAGATTTAAGAGGTTATGATCATTATGTTTTTATTGACGGTAATCGAAAAGCACAGCTTATAACTAACGGTAAATGGGTAACAGAATTTATTAGAACTGCTGTTATAAAACACAATGCTTTAGTATGTGAAGTCTTAAGTATGCGTGTTGAAGATTTTTCAGAACAAGAACTTAAGGATTTTGAGAACGGCTTGCTTTCATAATTTTTTCTACTTGTTTCATAACCATAAATTGATGAAAGAGAAATAGTAATTTATTTATACCTTTTGCTTTTACTATCTTTTCTTCAACCATTTTTCTTGCTTCTTGTTCAGCTAATCGTGACAAGGCTGAAGAAAGTACAGCGTCTATCTTTGCTTGGTTTCTCACTAAATCACAAGAAAAAGACTTTATCTTATGAATATCATTTGACTTCATAATTTCTCTACACCTTAATTCTGTAGAGAGTTCAACTTCAGCTGGAGGAGATTCAAAGATTATTTGAAAAAAAGTATCTTTCATGTCATTGAAGATTTGTTGTAGATCCTGGATACAATCTTGATTCAATAAAACTTACTGCTTGATCATCTATTGTATTGTCTGTTTGTTTAGCTAATGCTTTTAACAAATCAATAATTAATCTCTTCATTGCCTTTGATTTTATAAATACAAGAAGAATAGGTTTTAAAATTTTTACCATCAGAATTTATGTCTTACTTTCCAAACATAGCTAAATTGCTAATATATAACAAGAGATATTGCTTTTTATGGCTGACGATAAAAAAAACGTGCTCCAAAAGCTTAAAGATGGATTAGATGATAAAGAAGAACAACTTGCGATTATAAGTCTTTTTGTAAGACTTGGGGTTGTTGTTTGGAGTGGTTTTATAGTCACGTTAAACTACATATCAATTCCTGGTTACAGTTCAGAACCTAAAGACATCACGTTTCCTGCTTCGCTTCTGACGGGAGCGTTGGCAACATTCGGTTTGGAGGGATCTAAGAAAAGTAGTAAGAAAGACGACAAGGTTGCTATGGAAGATGGTATGGTTCAAACTATAAGGGTAATAACACCTATTAAAATTGAAGGTGCTGAAGTAATCGACCCTAAACCTAAAAAATGAAAAAGCTACTTCCGTTTTTATTTCTAGTCTCCGCACCAGTTTATGCGGACATGAACCATTCCATATCATCTAGTGTAAAGTTTGAGTCGCTTTCAGCAGCCAGTACAGCAGACAAAATTGGTTCGTCATACAGCATAAGCGGTAACAACGTCACAACTGTTGATTCAAACTCAGCAGCTACATTAGGCGGTTTCGGATCTGTAACCAATGGCGTACCAGCTGTAACTTTTCCCTCTGCTACACAAGCAACTTCAGGAGAGGCGTTTAGTTTTTCTACAAGTTTTTTAGAAGGAGATGCCACACCAGGTAGTGCAGTTACAGTGGGTACTGTGCCAAATTTTTCCGACCTTACGAGCACAAGTGCTGGAAGCGTGGGCACAGCAGCAGTAGCAATAGACAACCACACAATTACCCTAACACCAGGAACGGGAACAGGTATCGTGATGACAGGTCAGTTTGTCGTTGATCTTACTATCGAATGAGGAGGCTACTTTTTCTTGGCTTTGCTATATCTGCTCCTTGTTACGCTGTACCAGTTATCCCAAATTTTACTCAAGGGTCGAGCACCAGCCGAACAGAAACTTCCACAATTATTACAGAATCTATACGAACAACAGAATATAATTCTGGGTTCTTGTATTCAGTTACAGGATCAGGAATACAGCATGACGGATCTTCTATATCTCCAACAGCTACTACTGTTAATGAAACTATAAACGGAACTACTCATACATGGCAGGGATTAGACCTAAATCAACGACCAAACTGGACTCAAACAACTCAAGGAGATGCCTTTCAATTTACAGAAGTTTATCAAGCACCTGGAATGGAATCCGTAACAGATATAACCCGAACCATAGAAAGTACAAGCGTCACAGATACCACAACTATCTTCTCGCAATAACTTTAGTAAGTAATCCAGTATTTGCTAATGTGTCAAACACAAGTGCACCAGTAGCACAATCCTCATCATCGGTATCAAATTTTGCCACTCAAGTATTAGGAGGTCCGATGGTAGAAAATCAATATGGAAATGGCATAGTATGTTCTGGCCCACAAATGGGATTTAGTCCGTTTGTTACTACAACATTTAACCAAAGACGACCTCAAGATTACACTTATGAAACTCCTGTGTACGATCCAACAGACGCAGATAATGATGGAGTGCCAGATAATCCAGGTAATATACTTTACTATCAAGAAAACTATAGCGGTAATAAAGATTCTTTAGGACTTAACTTTGGATTTGCATTCACATTTAATATCCCATTAGACAATAGATTTCAAGATTCTTGCCTCGATGCAGCCAACACACAAATACAATTACAAAAACAAGAATTAAATGCAAAAATGCTTAACTATGAAATTGCAAGATTAAAAAATTGTGGAGAGTTAATGTTAGCTGGTATATACTTCGATCCTAAAAGTGAGTTTGCAAAACTATGTGAAGGAGTAATGATCGCTCCAAAACCTAATCAAGTAATACCGCACACTCACGAACTTAAAATTGGGCAGTAGGCAAGCACGGTTAGACTTGCCCACCTAGACGCTCTATCCATTGCCGTGGCGAATAGAGTATTTTTATTTTACCTTATCTTTTTTCTTTGTAAGTTTTTTAAATAGATTTTTTATAAGAGGTTTTACGATATTAAGCAGTAATGGAGTAGTGGCAGCAACAGTAGCAATAGCAGCAGTGCTAACAAGCTGTGGAGGATTCGGTATGTATTGCTCGATGAATTTAACGTCCTCATACAGAGTTATACATTTACTACCATCTTCGCTTCTTTCATGCCCAATAACACGTTCCAGCTTAAATTCGTTACGATAATCCCCTACTCTTTGATCGTTAGATCCAGGACAAGCAACAAAAAGTGGCTTCTTCTCTTCTTTTTTTGGTTCGTACTTTGGCGGTTCTACTGTTGGCGGTACAAATTCTTCTGTTTGATTGGGGGTTTCTGATTGAACATACTTAAATTCGTTGGGGTTGTAATCCAAAGGTTCAAAACTAGGAATACTGAAGTTGCCACATTCTGTATATGTTCCATATTCATCTTTAGGGCTGTCAATAAGGCTAGTTAAATTATTTCGATGAACTCTTACACAACCAGGAATATTTACAACAGGCTTAAATACATTATTTATTATTGGATCGGGAGGATGCCAAATAGGTATTTTATGTATTTGTATCTCGTTTATTTGAAAACGAGTTATTTCACTCACTTTTTAATAAAAGGTATAGACGGCCCTGTTGCTTCAGGCAATACATTATCTAAGACTTTAGGCATGGCACCCTGTACATTTCCTAATATCTCATTCATAACTTGAGCCTTGAAGTTTTCAGATGTTACATATCTGTAGCCTAAGTACGCTCCACCACTCATGGAAGCTACCATTAGAAATGAGACAATACTCAAAACATTTGCAATTTTTTGGAACATTTTTTTATGTGGAAAGAAGCTTTTAGTAAGGCACTAGCACCTATTTCTTTGATGGTGCTGTTTCTGATTGTTGGCCTAGCTCCACTGTACCTGATTTCGGGTTTGCTTCTTCGATCTGTCTCAACAAACTCTCCCCAAACTGAATACCGCCCTCAATCATTGCGATAAGTTTTGTTTCTTGTTCAACTACAGATTCTGCTTGTGTTAATCTTTCTTTATGATTTTTTAGTTCTTCCTTCCATTGAAGAATTTGTTTTTCAGTGATAGCGGACATTTTAAATTAATAATTATTTATAAAATAGCACAATTATGATTCGTGGACAGTAGCACAAACAAGGTTTGTATCCATAGAAACTGAAGAAGGGCCATATCCCATGACCCATCTAAAGGCACTTGTTGAGAAGTTACCATCTGAATAAGCATTTGAGTTTAAGTTTGGTCCGCTTGCTGAAAGCAAGAATGAAATTGCAGTATTGCTTGTTGTATTCGTTCCATTAATCTGAACAGCATAATTATTATTTGAAGCATTATTGGTAAAGTTAACTGAAAAATTACCCGTGCCATGATCTGAAATAGAACTTACGTTATAACTTCCTCTTATTGAATTATTAGTGCTGTTGAAATTTATCCATGCAAACGCAGCGTTTTCTGGGGCTGGAATATTAGTTAAGCTCGCACCACTTCCAGAAAAAGTTGTTGCGGTGCAAGTTCCTGAAACTGTAAAGCCGCCCGAAACTGTCTCTGCCTTTTTTGAATTGTCATAGTACAATTCCACAGCATTATTATTTTTAAACAACGCAAAAGTTTCTCCTGTTGTTCCAATTTTGATATTTGGCCCTTCAGTTACTATTAGATTTGTCGAACCATCATGATAAATCCTAAAATCTTCGCCTGCCCCGAAACGTGTTCCATTGTTATCAGCGAAATAAGCATGACCTGATATATCCACGCCGCCACTGTTTGTGTTTAATTTTTTTGAGCCATTATTGTAGAGTTCACAAGCTCCGTTTTGAATAAATTTAGCTAGGTTATCAGCAGCGTTAGCACTTCTAATAACAACCGCACTCGAATCAATATTAAGATTACCTGTACCACTGTCTACAATCCTAGAATTTGACCCATCGTGATAAATTTCTAAATCATTACCAGCGCCGAATACTGCTCTATTAACTAATGACCCACTACTATCTGGCCATTTTATTATATGACCATTTGTATTTAAATGGCCACCTAACTGTGGTGAGGTATCGTCCACAACATCTGATAATTTACCGCTAACTGTCGTGTTAAGTGCAGCAATATCAACCCCATCTACAGTTCCCGATACTGTGATATTTCCTGTTACGTCAACTCCAGCACCAAAATCTACATTTCCAGCTATGTTTACTGTTCCTTCAGAATTAATTGTTAATCTATTTGCACCGTTTGTTATATCTCTAATTCCAAAAACACCATCAACATTTCTTATAGCAAAATCATCATTTGCATCTGAATCGTTTAACTGAATTGTTGGCTGGGAGCTATTTATTGCAAAAGTTCCAGTTGAATTTATATCTCCTGTTACATCAATACCAGCACTTGTAGTTTCTAACTTTTTACTGCCGTCATAATATAATTCTACTGCTCCATTTTGAAAACCTTTAATTATACCCTCCTGATCGTTATAACTATTAAAAACAAAGCCTTGTGCTCTTCCTCTAAATTGAACAGCAGCTATAAGTTGTAATTGACCTGTTTTGTTTTCAACTATGGTGTTCGTACCATTGTGATAAATTTCTAAATCATCACCTGTACCGATCTTTATTTTTGCATCATCTGGTATGTCTATATGGCTTGTAGCGGTAATTTCTCCTGTTACAGCAATACCAGAAGAGCTTGTGGATAGCTTTGCATCTGTACTTCCGTCATGGTGCAAATTTATCTGTCCACTATCGTCTATAAACAATGTTTTTTGACTATCTATATCAACTTGTAAAGAGTTGCCTGTTGATATAACAAAGGGTTCTGTACCTGAGTCTGTAGCTGGTGATGTAAAATTTAAAGATCTATTATTATGAGTCCCCATATTTGCAATTAACTGCAATATTGTTGAGTTTGCACTGGAAACTGTGCTAGTGGTAGCTCCTGTTACGTCAACACCAGCACCAACATCTAAATTACCTGATATAGTAGCTTGACCATTACCCGCAATTTTAAACACCTCTGTTTGAGAAGTTGTGCTGCTTGCATTATGGATATTGAATGATAAAAAATTACTTGCTGCTGAACCGCTATGTTCGGCTTTTAAAGAGTGGTATCTAATAGTTGATATATCTGTTCTTCCTACTCTTATAAACTCACCTGTTACATCTGCATCTGAATGGTTTATCTTCATAGTGGGATCACTACCAGAAGCATCTGCTACTGTTAGAACTCCTGTACCTACAGTTCCAGTTGTTACTACATTTTGAGATCCAAAATCAGGACTAATCTTTGTACCTGCTATCGCTGCATCAGAAGCTACTTTTGCATTATTAACAACCCCACTATCAATAGTAAAAGTTGCACCGCTATTGCTGACAGTTATATCGCCTTTATCTCCATCACTAATTCCACCACCAGATAGTTTTGCTACTGTTCCATCATCTTTCTTTAAAAATATTTCTGCCGTATCAGTTCTAACGGCTGGTTCGCCTAAAACAAGATCACTTGCACTTGGGTCGCTTCCAGAACCCTGCTTAAGTTTGATTGTATTAGCCATTGAGTCACCTCCCTAAGTAATAAGTCTAGTAAGTTCCTCCGTTAACTTCAAAACCAGAAGTGGAACCATCTTCTAAAAATGTGACCAAATCAGATAAAGCAACCTGTTTCATAGTTCCGTTATCATTCATAACCATACGATCTGCTGTAGCAAGAGTTGTTGATGTTGCAGCCGTACCACCATCCATAACATTCAACTCAGCAGTTGTAACAGTAGCACCATCTAAAATCTGAACTTCTGCTTCTGTTAAATCAGCCAAAGCATTTGCTGTTGTCTGACCCATAGTTGCAAGCTCTGTCAACTTATCGCTATGTGGTTCGACATCTGTTCCAATCACCAAGCCTAAATTTGACCTTGCATTACTAGCTGAAGTTGCTCCCGTTCCACCGTCTGAAACAGCTAGAGTTCCTGTTATAGAACTAGCACCAAGATCAACAGCAATTTCAGTGGATTCAATAACAAGTCCACCATTAGACTTCAAATCAACAGAAAGTGTATTACCAGATTTATCTAAACCATCTCCTGCTGTAATTTGACCAGCACCAGAAAATTGTGCAAAGACAAGGTTATTCGTTCCAACAACTGCACTTCCTTTATTAGAAGTACAAACAAAGCCATTTTCTGCGTTTACTGTTCCTTGCTCTACAAAAACGAAAGCACCAGCAGCATCAGCACCAGTAGCTAAATCATCTACCCTAGTTGGAGCACCAGAAGAATTGACTTTATAAATACCATTTTCTGTCTGAGTGCTTTGATCCTTAATAAGTATTCTGTCATTAGTTGATAAAGAAACACCATCAATCGTTGATCCATTAGCAAAGGCAGAAGCTAAAGTACCATTCGCAGTAGTTGTAGCGACTACAGAATCTTTGACATCTAATCCTTGAGCAACTCCATCTACATAACCTTTATTTGCAGCGTCAGCATCAGCCGTTGGATCTGCTAAATTTGTAATTTTTTGACTATTTAAACTAACAGCACCATCAGGAGCAGTAAATTCATTTAATTTAAGTAAATCCGCAGCAACTAAAGCTCTAAATGTAGGAGCAGCAGCAGAACCGCTTGAAGGACCAACTAATACAGTATTTGCAGTTCTTGTGTCTGTTTTATTAAAAAATGCACCAGCACCACCAACAGTTATTATCGAACTTGCAGAAGGTGGGGTAGAACCATTATCACCAAAACCATAATATAATTTTAAATCTGCTTCGTTAAACGCTAATTCAGATGGAGATAAACTTGAAGGAGCACCTGCGCTTCCACTTGCTGATCTTTTTTTAATTCTAATAGTATTTGACATGACTAAAAGTTTCCTCCATTAACAAGTGTAAGTTTTGTGGTAGTACTATCTGCTATAAATGTACCACTAGATGAGTCGAAAAACACTACCGAACCATCTACTTTATTTGAGTCGTTTAAAGAAGTTCCAGTAGAGGCAAAGGCTGGGCCTTGTGGCCCTTGAGTCGCAACAGTAACAACAGTTGCATCTCCTTCGTTAACTGTAACAGTATTTTTAGTGGTAGTGATGTTTACTGTGGTCATGCAGTGTAGCCCTCACTCATAAAAATGTCTCCTTCTAAATAATACTCTTTTAATCCAGAAGGATTAGTAAGCAATACGTCATATTTTAAAATAGTTGGAGTAAAAGTTGCAGTTTGTGTATCGGTCAAAGCAATATCAATCGTTCCAGTTGATCTATTGGTGTAAGTAACTCCAAAATCTGCATACTTTGTAGTTCTAGTTTCCTCCCAAACCTGTGCTTCAACAGTAAAACCAGTTAAATTTATTGCATCACTATTAGAATCTTTAAAAACAAGCTGGACATTATGGTCCGACCTCCTTTGGATCGTCATATTGTATGTACCAGGAGAAATTGCCATTAGCTATAAGGAGAAGTACCAAGAATTGAAGTATTCCATTGTGCTTTTAGTTCATCAGTGGTTGTTGCTGAATCTATTGCAGAATCAGCAGGAGCATCTCTTAATGCTTGCTTTTGTGTAGCTATTGTAGCTTGTGCAGATGTATCACTTGTTTCTATAGCTCTTTGAAAACTAACATCAAGTTCTTTAAATTTATCTTCCCTAGCCAAACGAATTTTATCTTTATGTAGTTCTTTAGCTTTTGCCATGTCTATGTTAAATCCCATAGTCTTAAGGTGTGTAAGTCCAAGCGTTTCTGAAACTTCTATCTGTAGGAACTTCAGTTTTATCTATTATATAAGATGTTTTTCCTTCGGGCACATCTTTCGCCTGTATTTGTTCAACTGTAAGACCACAATTATCTGTAGGAACCATAACTGCCACAGTTCCATCATCTTGCATATACACGATTCTTTTATCTGAATTTGCCATAAGTTTTTTCTTTTACTATATCAAGTTTGATGAACTATGGCACATACTAATTTACAGTCTCTTGGTGTTGATACATGATCTGTACCCATTACAAATCTAAAACCAGAGGTTGTAAAGTTGCTTTCAGAAAAACTATTACTGTTCATATTTGGCCCGCTACATGATATTTCAAAAGTAGTTCCATTATTATCTTCGTTTGATGAACCTGTCATTGTTACTGCATAATCATTATTGCTTGCTGAATTAGTAAAAGTACAGGTAAAATTTCCCACTCCATGATCTGTAATAGAACTGAAATTATGATCTGATCTTATGCTGTTTGTTACGCTATTAAAGTTTATATAGGCAAAAGCTGCATTACCACCTAAGTTTGTTAAATTTGCACCACTAACTGCTGGTAAAGTAGCTGGAAATCTTGCATCAGGTACAGTTCCAGACGTAAGATTTGTGGCATTTAAGTTAGTTAAATCTGCTGTAGGTGTAGTCGCAAAAGATAAATTACCACTACCATCTGTTTTTAAAAACTGCCCACTACTTCCATCTGCTGTTGGAAGCGTAAGTGTAAAACTTGAACTAATAGTTGATGCACCTTTTAAACCTATATAGTGTGAACTATCATTATCTCCATATCTAATTTCATTTTGTGCCCGTAAAGTAATTCCGTTAGCATCAAATACCATCTGTTCAGTACCACTTGAACTGAAACCCATAATATTTGCAGATTTTCTAAATAAACCTAAGTCGGTATCTGAGTCAAAACTTAAAGCTGGGGTTGAAGCACTACTGGAATCATCAATTAACAATGGACCTGTCATAGTACCACCAGCCTTAGATAGTAAGCCTAAATTAGCTTGATCTATATTTCCTATTTCAGTAAAAGCACCATTACTTGAGTTTCTTATTTTTAAAATATTGCTAGTGGTATTAAGAAAAGGCATCCCAGCTACACACTGGCTTGCAGACAGATCACTTGACTTTGAATTACTTGATTGGATCGCCGCAAAAACATTATTGAGGTCAATTCTTACGTTCGCCCCAGATGCGTTTTCAATCGTATAATTTGTAACGTCAGCCATAGTTAAATACTATTTTTACTAAGTTTACCCTCCTTTACCAAAACCAACAGCAGTGAAAGTAAAGTTCCTATCAATACTAGCATTACTTGAATTTTTAAAATGAACTGTAAATCCTGTGCCACTAACATTGCTTACTTCAAAGTAATCGCCTGTAGCCATATTTTGTGGGTTTATTGCCACTGCTGGTAAAAAGTTATTTAGGTTTCCTAATCCAGACGTTCCAACAAAGAAAGGGTTAGTAAAAGTTACATTTTTAGCAGCCGATCCTGATGCTATGACAGCACTCTGTTCTGTTCTCGATTTTAGAGTAGCCGCATATCCTAACTGCTGTAAATTTATATTTTGTGCAGTATCAGATGTCTCAAGTGTCGCTCTAAACTGAAAACCCCTTCCTTTAAAAGTACCGTTTGCCACGTCATTGAAAGATGAGTATGTTGGAGAGCCACTAGGATCATCAGTTGTGGTTCGTACAGACAATCTTGCGTTTGCGTCTTGAGCTATTGTTCCATCAAAATCTGTCCATGTATCTATAAAATCTGTCCTATTATCAAATTGATCTCCCGTATAAAAACCAACTCCTTGAAAATGTCTAGTTATAGAAAGAGAGAAGGTTCCACCCAAATCTAGAGTAGTAACGAAATCATATGTTCCAGTTGAGTTTGCTGTTGGATCTGTAAGTTTTAAACCTCCAAGACTACCATCAAATGTCACGTTAGACTTTGTACCATTGAAGGGTGTTCCGTCAGTATCTTCTCTATCCTCTTTGACAGTTATTTCGTCAACTATTTGAACTGTTGATAGACTTACGGTGGCTGCTGTTGTACTAAATCTACCGCCATCATCTTGGAACTTTACAAGATAAGTTCCTGCTAATGCAGGACATATAGCTTCAGTAGCAGATCCAGCTACAGCTTCGATAATATCTTGAGCAGCTTGGAATGTAGCAGCACCGCCAGTTAATCTTGTATGTCTTATATAAACCCGACCTCCGTGAAGAACATCTATAGCAGTAGCTTGTGTAAATCTTAATCTTATAAACTGTTCATTAACAGGCTCGATAGTTAAGTTGCTTACGTTTTCTGGAACAGCAGTTTTACCAACCGCAGTAAATGTTTTTGTTGTTGCATTTGCAGATAAAACTAAAGCAGCGTTATAAGAAAATACTTGAAATGTATATTCGCCAACTGGTGTATCTAACAGTTCAAAATCAGAACTAAATACCACTTGTGAAACATAATTACCATTTTGAAATTTATAGTTAACTAAGTATTGAGTAACTGCTTGAACAGGTTGCCAATCTACTATTAGTTTACTTCTTGCAATATTATTTATAACTATTGTCTTTTCAGTAATAGTAAGATTACTTGGGGGGTCTGCTGGTTGATTTAATAATGATATTGTTCTGGCTGGTAGTGCAGTGCCATTTTCAATAAAATTATATTTACCTTCAACGTAAGATAAAGCTGAAATTGTGTAATTTATATCATCTTGTTCTTCTACTTGAATTACTCTAAATAATTGAGTTTGAAGACTTGTACTAGAAATTAAATAAGGAGAATTTACATTTGGTGCTGCAGAAAAAGCAGAGCTTACCGTTAAAACTGCTCCTGTAATGTTAGATATAGTTTTTGATTCAACCGATCCATCGGGCAGGATCACACTGATAGTTGGGTCGTCTGTTAAAGAAGGTAGAGTAGTTTGAGCTTCAGCATCAATAGTAATAGCAGTGGTTGTTGCAGAGACCACACGGCCACCTCTTCTAGCTCCTGCTCTTACTGGGTCATTTATTTCAATAACAGAACCAGGTCTGACAACAATTCCTGCATCCACCGAAGTTGAGAATAAAACTGTTTCACTTTCATTTTGTTCAGCAAAAAGAATTGCTCTTCCGAGTCTTGCAGCTTGATTGCGAGAGGTACACGCAAATGCTTTAACTTGTTTAACGATTGTACCTAGCTTACTTATGGCGGTGCTATCTTCTACGACCTCAAAATCTACTTCTTTAGAATCCATATTAAAATAACTAACAGAAACAACAGAATGACGCTGTTTCAAACTACTTCCTTGATAGTTAAATCCATTTTCACCTACATTTGCTAGATTAAATAGATAACTTGCTGTAGTCGGTTTGTCTTGAGATATTGTGACAGTACCAGCAGACCATATAGGCATACACCTCATAACACCAGCTAAATCATTAATTGCTGCAAATGCTTCTTTAGGGCTTTGAATATTTACATTACAACTAAACCTAGCTTCAGTTGAACCTGATCCTGTACCATCGTCTACTAATTCGTTGGCATATTTACTAGCGGCTACAAAACTAAATAAATCTAAATTACTATCAGTAACATGATCCCCTAACCCATAACGAGTGCTCGTGAGCAAATCGAGTAAACACATCGCAGGGCAGTTTGTATAAACAGCCGCACCCATAACTCCATTAAAAATGTAACCGTCTGGATACACTATCCTGCCCGTAGCATTGTCCACACTTGGAGTACCCGAACTAGAAGCTCCTGCTCCTGGTATTCTTACTTTTATCCCTCTGATTCGATATTTCCTTGTAGGAATACGATTGAATTGTTTACTATCTAAGCGAAGAGCTACATACGCACTATTGGCATAAGTTGAACTATTATCTATAACTTCTTGAAGACTAGTAAATTCAAAAGCATTTACTCTCTGTTCATCTGTACTATCTGCTGTAACTCTAACCACTCTTACGTCTACAGTTGTAAACCCACTAGTTAACTCAATTCTATGATCCCTAGCATAAGCGTCACCAGTTCTTCCACTAACTGAACTGCTTATCTTATCAACAAAACCACCAGAATCATGTTGAATTTGTATTTTATATTCAACTGTATCTCCTCTTAAATCTCCATCATCTTCTAATAATTGAATTTGAGGCCAAGTTAAAGTAACAATTACAGCATCTACATCTGTATTAGTGATTTGTCTGGTAACAGGAGCAGATGTAGTTACAGTGACTCCAACGCCAGTAGGTGATCTGCTCTCAGCAGGAATACCACTCATTGCGGTTTGGTTAGACGTCCCAAACTTAGATTTAAATGTTACATCTTGAAAGTTAAAGTCAGTATCAGCAGGACTAGAACTTGTGGCTAAAGCTTGCAATATTGGAGTGTCATCAAGAAAGACGTCTTTTAAACTTGCATTGTCGTAAGCAGTTGTACCTTTTGTAAGACCTTCTTTTGATGCACTAGCAAATCCCTCTATTTCGCCTTCAGATATTAAATCTTGAACAGTAGCAAAACTTCTACTGTGTAAAGTATCAGGAGCACGATAAGGAGGTGGGGGTGGTTTTGGTGGACCTCCTGCGCCTCTAATAATCTTAGTTTCGTCTGTCATGCTTCCACCTGATTCGTGTCAATCGCTGCACTTATTACAACACTTCCTGTAATAATTTCACCATAAACTATTGGCACGGGAGTTCCAGCTCTTGATGTGTTTTGCACACCACCAAAGTTAAATGATAATTGTGGATCTTCTTCTGAACTAAATTTTTCTGGTTTAGGTAGAGGAAACAACATTTCTGCTACCCCAGATAAAACCAAAGAAGCACCTAAATAAACAGCGGCTTTACCTAGGAAAGTACCAGTGATCCCTGTAATCGCACCTGCATTAGCTAAAGGAACTTGTGCAAAAGTAAAACTTACACCACCTGTTAAAAAAGCACCACCTATTAAAGCTGCACCTAATAAAATCTTCCCTAATCCTCCTCTACCAGCACCAGCTATAACTGGTATAAAATGTATATCTTGTTTGCCTATAGGATAATCAAGTTCATTGTCATCAATATCATAATTACCAACTTTAACTTGATAATATTTAGGATTCATATATCCTTCTAAACCTTGAAAATTATGTATTAAAAAACTAACAGCTTGAGCTATATTATTAACTTTTACCTCGAACTCTTTATGTCCGACAAAATCTGCTAACTCCCCATATAATTTTACTTTACGAAGCATAACGATACCTCTTTCCTGTACATTTTAACAGCCATTCAGAGTAAGGCTCTCTACAAGATAGTCTATCGGTTAAATGATGGATAACATCACCTTCAAAAAATAATGCTACATGATTTAAAGTTGGATGCAAAATGCTCATCAATAAAACATCTCCATCTTGTAATTTTTCATCTGGTCTAAGTTCTCTAAAATTAGTTCGCCAAGCACAATCTTCAAATAAAGGTTTATTATTAAATTCTTCTAATGTCGTAGGTCTTTCCCAATCCCTAAGTTCAATATTTTTTTCTTCCTTATACCAATCTCTAACTAAACTCCAACAATCTGTTACACCCCATACCCATTGCCGACCCAATAAAGGTGGTTTATAGCCACATGGTTCGCAATAACCCCATTTCTCTGTCTTTGGATTAACAATATACCAAGGTAAATTACTATCTTCACAGCTAATTTTATCTGCCTGACTAGGATTAGGTGGAGTGATGGGGTGACTATGAACTACACCCACTATTTCTCCTGTATTGTCAGCCTTTACATAATCTTCTGGGTCAATAATAAAACATTGATGCTCTGTCATAGAAAGATTACGACATGGATAGTACCTTTCTTTACCCTTTATATTTAACAGTAAACCACAAGATTCTTTGGGATCTTCTCGTTGAGCATGAAGTAATGCTTTATATTTCCAACTCATTGAATAAACGTACCAATGGAGGGGAAGATGGAACGGGTGCATTGTCTTTTTGGTATCCTTACACCAGCTAAATCTGTAGGAGCAGCAAGTTCAAATTCAACAATTTCTCTAGTCTCGGCAGATTTACGATCTATCGCATATACTTCTTGAGGAAACTCGGCTGTTGGATCAGCAGTTGCATTTGTACCATCAGCAAAGTTAACAGCATCAATAAATTTAGCTAATGTTCTAATTCTTGTTACTGTAGCTCCCGTTAGATCATTCCCAGTTGTTGTTTCATTTACAGTTAGAAGAATTGCAGATATTAGTCCCGTGGCATTACTAATTGTTATTTTAGGTCTTGGTAATTGACCTCGTTGAAAAGCAAAACCTGATGCTTGTATAGGAAATCTAAGATACTCATTAGTAGCCCAAACTATTTTTCCATTGGCATTAAGATTACTACCAGAGTGAAATCTATAAATAGTATTAGCTCCATGTAATGCAGTTGATAATTGCAAAGTAAATAATTCAATAATTGCTGACGGATTAATACTTTGTAAGCTAGTGAATACTGCTGAATTTACTGACATTAGGACGCTGGTTCAAATACTTGTCTGAAAGTGGCTTGAATTGTAGCTCTATTGCTATATGGTATTGATTTGCTCCATGCTTCGCAAACAAATTCAGAAGATGTACTTTCTCCTGGAGGGGTAAAAGTAAAGCTATCTGAATCGTTTGCACGAGCATCAAGGAAAGTTTCTATTTCATCTGCTTGCGTTTCAGAGACTTCAAAAGTGAGATTAAAAATTTTGGGATTTTGATGCTGTGCAAGACCAAATAAAAGTCTATGTTCATAACCATCAGCGAAACGAACAGTACGGGTTAATGGTGCAGATCTTTTTTGTTGTCCGTATCTAGGTTGGATTGAAGGAAAGTTAGCCATTATGCGAGTAGTCCTCCTGGTCTTTGTTGCTCTATTATCTCAGATTGTACTGCAACTGATATAAGACGACCAAGTTCTCTACCTTGCTCTTCATCTCCTTGAACAGAAGAACCAGAAGCATCTACATTCACTACAACAGTTGTCGAGCCACCTAAAGCATGATTCGGTGTAATATTACCACTTACTCCTGGGCTAAATAATTCTGGCCCTCGTTCTCCAACTATATATGGCTTACCACCCGTAACTCGTCCTCCTTCTGCCATGCCACTAATAGATGGCATTTGAATATTAAACATATTTTGAAACAAGCCTAAGAAAGATTTTTGTATGCCTAAAGCCATAACTTGTGCGGCAAGGTCTAAGAAATAATCTCCAATTCTATTCAACATATTTCTAAACGCATCGGTAACACTCATTGTTCCTCTAACAATTCCTTTAAAAGAATCTTGGAAGCTGAGTTTCATCTCTTTACTTACGTCAATAATTACCCGTTGAAACTTTGATAGTTTTTCTAACTCTTCGGTAGGTGCTTCAAATTCCTCTAAAAACATTAAATTCTCTACATTTGCACTAAGAGCATCAACTAATTGTTTTGCTTTTTCTGTACTTAAATCAAACTCAGGAGGTAATTTGCTTAAGGCTTCTTTCAATAAATCTGTATCTTGAATCATTGGTATTAAAATTGCATCTATTTCTTTTAACCTCTGTGCTAAAGGCTTACTTGTATCGTTTAAAATTGCTTGAATCTCAGCATTTTCTTTTGCAAACTGAGTTATAACACTCTGAAATTCTGTACTAAACGTAGTTATATCTGCAAAAGGATTAACACCATCAAATCTTAAAAATCCTGCAACTTGTTCTAAATTTTTTACTCGTTTTAAATCTTCTTCAAATCTATCTGAAAATACATCTGCTTGTTTTGCTGCCAACAAAGAATTAACTATAAAATCATTTGCAGCTTCAGATCCCTCTTCACTTAATATTTTATATGCCTCGAACTCTTGGCCTAATGTTAAGTTTTCACTTAGTTGTTGGATTCTTGTAAGAGTACTTGAAAAATCATTTAAACCAACAGTTGCATCAAATAAATCTCTACTTCCAAATAATCTTGCTAAGTTCAATCCACCTACATCTGCAAATTTACTAAATTGTGCTACTAAAGCAGTAGCTTCTTCTTTTGTAATATCTAAATCTCTTCCTAATTGTTTTATTTCTTTCCTTGAAATTTGAGTCACGGCTCCTGCGTTTTTAAGATCCTCATTTAGAGTTCTTACTGCTTTTCTAAATTGCCTTACTTTTTCAATCTCAGCAGCAATAGCAGTAGCAAAGATAGAAGCAGCAAAACCACCACCTGGTGCGAGTGCTCCTCCAATACCACCAGCTAAACCACCAAGAATAGAACTTAAACCACCAGCTCCAAATAAAGC